TTATGCGGCATTATACTTCACGAGCATCATATCTTTATAACCTGCATCATAGTTCACATGCGCATTGAACTCGAAACGCTTACAACCTTCAAACGGATTGCCGAGCGTTTTATTCTTGCCTAACCATTCACAAAGCTCAATGATAGACGACTTATCTGATGTGAAATAAACAAACGGCTTTCCTTTAAGCACATTCAACACATCGAGATAGTCAGACAAATGCCAGTACATTTTGTATGTTCCAACCTCTGTGGACAAATAAGGAGGGTCAACAATAAACACCACATTCGGATTGTCTTTATACTTTTCGTATAGTTCACGATAGTCACATGATTCAATCGTCAAGCCTTCCAGATAGTCCTCACTTGTCGGGTAGTCGTTCTTTCGGATATTATTGTATAATGTCTGCTTCTCCATCTCCTCGATGCTCAGTTCGTACTTCATCGAGAACATCACCGATGCCGAGATGGTTATAAAATCAATATAGCCCACCGTTTGCTCTTCATGCCTCAAACGTTCAAACATCTTCTCACGCATCTCACCATCTATTCGCTTGTGCTTTGGCGTATTGCCAACTATCTCTCGCAAATCAGCGAGCAGCGCATTTGTCTGAGGTATATGTGCCAATCGCTCGCGGTAGTTGTCGTAGTCGTTATATACCACAGTTGCCTCTGGACGCAAATGCTTCGTTATATGGGACAGCAACCCGCTGCCACCGAACAAATCCACAAACACTGTTTTGTCGTTAAACTGGGGCAGAATCTTGATATACTCCTTTGCAAACATGCGCTTCTGTCCGACAAAAGGCAGAGGTGCTGCCATGTGCATTTTCCCTCTCATACGTTCAGTTCAAATTTTATATTATCCTCACCAGCGAGAAGTCGTTCAGTAGGCTTTATGTTGTTTTCATAGATGTGTACATTCGCCAGGTTCAGCGTGATAGACTTTAGTGGCAAGTCTATCTGTCGAGCCATCAGATAAAGGTGGTAAATGTCTGAAGGCAGCCCGAGGTTAGCATCGGAGCTGCGCTGATATGCCGACACAACCAATACACCGTCCTCTATTTGAAACTGCACAAGGCTCAGGCATGGTGCCTGGTTGCTCTCTGCATCCGTTGCTCCGAGGAACAGTACATAGTTCTTGCTGTTGCGCTTTTCTTTGTTGATGCGCTTAATAAGTGGCGGCAGTTTCTCCATGTAGGTCGGGTAACTGTTCACCAATGTCTGACCACAATAGTCCCACCATGAGATACCTGCCTCACGGTATCGCTCCACGCTGCGCTCACCTTGCATAAACAGCTTCAGCTCTTCCTTCAGTTTCTTTCTTGCTATGCCGTGGCTCTCGAATATGTCGAGCAGGTCAGCCGGTGTGAGCGTCAGCTGCTCGTTGAGCAAGTATTTTATCTTGCCTTTTTTGTTCTGTTGGGTCTTGCCTTCAGCAAGCACCTTCCCCAATAATAAATAGTATTTGTTCATCGTGTTTTATTTTCGATACGGCAAAGTTACCACGCTTCCGCATCAAAAAGTAACACCACGAGCAAATCACACTGCAAGCCTTTTGCAGCACGTTTTCAAAAGCCTTGCGCTTTACCCCCCCCGAACACTTGGGCGTTACACTCTCGACCATATCGCTTGATGAGCGTGTACACCTTGCGCTCGCTCACATGATAGCGATCTGCAAGTGTCGCTACAATGTATGAGACCTTTTCGCCACCACCGAGCATAGTGCGATAGTCGTTGTACAAGTCAATATATTCCACATCTTCGATGCGTATCCCTGCCTGTTGTAGCCTTTTTAGAGGTTCCCTGTTAAAATTCAATATCTCAAATACTTTCATTTTCAACAAAATTATGTACCTTTGTATCGCCAATCATTTATAACAACAAAAAAACCAGTACGGTGCAGCAGGAGGCATAGGCCCCCGGTTGCGCATCGTACTGGTGTGTTGTTAATAAATGATTGGCGTCTATATTAACAGGCCGGGGGCTTTTTTACATCCTCCCCCGAAGGGATTTTTTTTAAGCGTTGTACTTGCTCAAATCTATTGCATCTTTATTCTTCCAGCCATTTTCCAGCATCTCTTGTATATGCTTAACGGCTTTCGTGTAGAAATCTGCAAGTTCATCAAGCGTTTCAAACGTACGGTACACTGGACTTTCATCAGTGCCGAACTTAAATGTCACTGGTAGCGTTTTTCCGTCCGTCTGGACGGCCAAATCGTATGCAGCCTTATAGTTGTACTGGTTCTCTTGCGAGAGCCACACAGGGGCTCCTTCATAGCTGAAGCCCGACAATATTGCTGCATCCGTTTGTTGGTTATACCATTTTCTCACGAGGTCTTTTATTTCCTCGTCAGTCGGCTTGTGTGTCAGTTCTGCCTCCATGTAGTCAGCAGTTCCGTCATCATGTTCTTGCACGTCCCAACGAACGCGCCACTTGTTTTTGATGGGGTTCACGCATTCAAGCAGTTTCACCTCCAAACTTCCTTGTGCTCTTTTCATCAACTAAAAACGTATTTGGTTCGACCTTTGCCGAACACTTCCGTCTTGATCGTTGTCTCAAATGGGAAGCCATCCGGCACTTCTTTAATCTGGGCGAGGATATTTTTCATTTCCTCACTGTTGGTAAAGAATTTCCTGGCTTCGCCGTTCATCTCGATTGATACGATGCAGCGGTCTTCACCCTGCTCCGTCTTGATGCCCGTCTCAAAGTCCTTCACGATGATAGGAATGTTTACCAACTCGCGGATACTTACTACTGTACCCGCGAAGCGCTTTTTGCCGTCTTCTGGCTTGTAAGCCACATTTAAGTCCTTAAAACTTTTCATTGTTTTGCCTGTTAATTTATTAAACAAATTATTACAGTCGGCGTGCTTTGTCATCCCATAAAAGGATGCTGTCAGCTCTCGCCTTCTTTTTCTCGATTTTACCTCGCACATCTTTCTTGCGAACTTCTGCTTGATGCGTTTCCTTAAACGCACATTGTTTGGCCGTATCACATAGCCCAGAAAGTCTATTCCCTCAGCAGTCGGGAACACCCTCTCATTGGGCTTTACCACCAAATCTATTTCCTGCAGTTGTTCATGTATGATGTCACGAATCATCCATAGTTCCGCTTTCGTTTTACCGAGTACCACACCGTCATCACAATATCGGTAGAAATGACACACGCCGTACTTGTCCTTCAGATAATGATCTAAATATACAGACAACAACAAATTGCCCAAGCCTTGCGACGAACGTAGCCCGATGCTGATACCTTTTGGTATAATGCGAACAAAATTGTCAAGCATAGCTATGAGCTTCTTGTCTTTGAAAATCCGATGTACACAATACATAACGAAATCCTGATTGACACTCTCGTAGAACTTAGAGATGTCGAACTTGTAACAGTAGCGTGTTCCTTCAGGATCTTCCTGTATATCACGAAGAATGTACTTCATAAGGTCGTGCATTCCCCTGTTCTTAATGCTTGCGGAGGTTGTTCTTATAAACCGCTTTTTTAGGTGCTTATCCACTACGGACATGATAGCATGAGCAGCTATACTATTCTTTAGACTCTTGAAAAATTGAATATGCCGTAATTTACCAGCTTCAATAATGTCTTTCTCCTCAATGTCATTTGGCGTTACATGAAACTGGCCGGAAACAATACGCTCAGAAAGTTTCTTAATGAACTCCTCACGATGCGCAAGCAGGTAACGCCCTTGACGGCTTTCCTTCCGTTTGGTGCCACTGATCACCTGGTCGAACGATTCCGCAATATTAGAATATTCGACAATCTCCTCAATGATATGACCTTCTCTACGCATAGCATCAGTTGTTTTTAATTACAGAAGATAAGGGCCTTCCTATCCCCGGGCCAAACTTCTTCGAACCGTTACCGGCCTACCAAACTCTATTGCCCGACACTTGATGTTTCAGCTTTCCGTCCTTTCATGGACGCTGTTGCTGTGGCTCGTTTCCCTCGGCACCACATCGAGGAGCGCGTCCTCATCGTTGTACGCCGATATATTTTGATTTCCAGACGCGAGCCGACATACGTATACGCATTCGAAGCATCGTAATTCGCACTCGCATTCGACACACCGCCATTCGCATACGCATTGTTGCACCCGCGATAGACCACACGGCCCATTAGGAAACTCTACCAAGATGCAAAGTTACTCATATTCCCGCCAACTCAAGCGATTATACTCAAAATCAGTTGCAAAGCGACAATATTTCAACGAAAACCGCAGCACCACCAGGTTCCCTCGAAATTCCCAAAATTTTCGACCGGCTTACGCCGGTGATGCCACGTCTTTCGTTTTGTCGCTTCGCTCCCGCTTTACGCGCTTCGCGTTACGCAGCCTCGCTCAACGCCTTATACGCAGCCACGCTTTGCGCCCTCACGAGTTTGCCGCGGAAGGCCAGACGCGAGCCGACATACGTATACGCATTCGAAGCATCGTAATTCGCACTCGCATTCGACACACCGCCATTCGCATACGCATTGTAGCACCCGCGATAGACCACACGGCCAGTGGCTGTGCTTATCCAGTACAGGTCTGAATAGTATGTGCTCGACGAACCATTCATCGAGCCTACTGGCACTACCGCCATCAGCCTTCCATGAGCCACTGCCGTTATCCAGTTACCGCTATTCGTCGTACCCTTTATCATCATCGTGCTGCCATCAGGCATCCAAATGCGCCACTTGCCCTCATTGCCGCTCGTGTTCGGCAAGTCCACACCGTCCATCATGTCATACTTGTGTCCGTAGATGTCCTCATAGCCCAGGCAGCAGATATTGTTCACCTGCGTCACCTTTGCAGCACCATACTCGTCCTTGTCCACATACCAGGCATATTGATGCACTCTGTTCTCGTCCACCAGACTGTTTGTCACATTCGGGTTGATTGCCTTTGCGCCCTCATAGCCTATGGTGTCCTGCATGCCTCTCGACATCGTGCCTCCAGTCGTGCGCATATTCGTATGCGAGCCAGCACCACACTGCTCCTGCATGTTCCTCCTGCCATACTTCGCGTATGCAAGGTTCGCAATTCGGAAGTGCATCAGAGCGTCAATCTGCTGCATACCTCGCTGCACGCTGTAATAATGGAAGTCCGTCCATGTCATGCTTGCAGTGGTACTGCCGCCGGTTATGCAAGCACGCAGCTTGCTGCCCACAACAGAACTGCCCACAACAGCACACAGATGCTCCTCGTTGGCAAACCATTCAGGCTCCATATCCTCTATCTTGCTGCTGTTGGATAGCACCACCTTGTCAAACTCGGCTGTGTTCAATATAGAGAAGTACAAAGTCTTGGCTCCCTCCGGCACATCGCTGATGAGATACATGCCAGCCTCAAATCTGTTTCCCAACGTTGGCACCACGACGCTCTTCACCACATTGCCGTTCATGTCGGCAAATGCGCTGCCCACAAGGTTCGTGCCTGGCACACTCGGCCAGCGAACACGCTTGTGCTTCGACACATCCACCACGCACACCGAATAAGAACTGTCCGTACTCATGGCATTTGCTATGGTGTCTCTGCCGCTCATCACTTTCCTGCCTTTAGTGTAACCGCCCTGCACCGCCTTGATGTCATCAAGCGTCAATACGTCCACGTTTGGCACAGCTGGCATGTGGTCCTTATCCTTCGAACTGTAGCAACTGTAGTCCTTGCTGTTCAAAAAGTCATTGATACCCTTGCTCCAGAAGAAAGGCTCGTGCATCATCAGGTCACCCTCACTGCCGTCAAGTTTGGCAGGAGTCCCGTCGGCATACTTGGTGCTGTCCTTATCGTCAAGCTCCATGTAAGTCATCTCACCGTCCAGATTGTTCACAACGGTATCGACATTCGCAATGTTCACGTTCCTCGTGGTCGCTTTCTTTGTCACCTTCGCAAGCACTCTGTGACGGTTATTCAATATCGCAGCTACATGGCCGCTTGGCTTGTAGTCGCTGCCGTACTTATAGCCCGTGCCGTTATCCAAGTTCGAGAGATTTGCATCGTCTGCCACACTCTCGTCGCTCTCCAGCATTGTATATTCAGGCTGCTCGATGTTCAACTCCGGGTAGTGCTCGATGTATGCAGCATAGGTCTCATCATCAACGTAACGAGTCAGTCGGTATGTGCCCACCAGTCGGCAGCTCTCCACATTGCCGCCATTCTCGTCCACACCGCCCGTCTGCATCAGTGAGGCCAGCAGGCTGCCGTCGCCTTCCATGTCGATGCCGGTCACACGCAGGTACTTCACGTTTCCGCACCTTGCGTGCAGCGTCTGCCAGTCCACGCCCGGGCAATTGTCAACCACAAGCCTGTTGATGTTGCTTGTGCCCTCCAGCGTCAGTCCGCTGGTCGTCAGTTTGCCCAGGTAGCGCAGTTCCAGTGTCTGCAACGTTGCCGGAAGCGTTACGCTCGTCAGCGGAGCGCCCTGTGCGAAGTTCACGCCGGTCAGGGCAGTCTTGCCTGCCTTCAGCGTCTCCAGCTTCGTGTTGTTGCTCAAGTCTATGCCAGTGAAGCTGCCTGACTTCAAGCCGGTCATATTCAGAGTACGCAAGTTTCGGCAACCGTTCACCAGCAATGCGTTCAGCGTTGTCTGTGTCTGGCCACAGCTCACGTCAAGCGTCCTCAGAGCGGAGCAGTTGTTCAGGTTCAGAGTCTGGAGTATGGCATGGCTCACGTCCGTCAGGTCAAGCCCCATGATGCGGCTCGCACCGTAGATGTATTGCGGGTCATTCACGATGAGGTCTGTGTCAAGCGTCAGTTCCACCTGGCTTCCCGTGTCCTCCGCAAGCACTGCGCTTTCGTGCGGCGTACCGCTCGTGTAGCCGTACCCGAAGAAATACCGCTCGCTCGCCGTGATTCTTATCTTCCGGTTGTCACTTCCGAACTTATAGCCGAAGTAGGCTGCGAAACTGTCCTTTCTGTATGTGCCGCACACATACTGGCTGTCCAGCAATGCAAAGCGGTTCTGGATGGTATAGGTGCGGTGCGCATATCGGCTGCCCTGGAGTGCATAGAGGTAGTCATAGTAACTCGTGGTGCCGTCTGCCGTCGTCACACCTTCCGTCAGCGGTTTGATGTACTTGTAGATGCCGTCCTTGTTGTAGATGCGCTCACACCAGTTGCCCATCATCTCCTCATTGAACACCTTCAGCACATACTCCAGCGACATCGTGCTTCGCAGCTTGTCTGCCACCTCCCTCAATTTGTCCGGACAGCCTCTCACAAGTTCCCACAACACGGAATCGTGTCCTGCAAACGCATACGAGCCGATGCTCTCGTCCATCGTCTCCCACGTTATCGTGTAGTCGTATTTCAGAACTGAGTCGTTGCGCTCACCGAACACCGTGTCCATGTCGTATGGGATGAAGTACCATATCTTGCCGTCCCACGTCACGAGCATCATGTTCTTCGCGCGGTTGTCCACAGCCATGAAGTAGTCCGTTATCAGATACCATGCAAATGGCGAGTCGTTGCCGAAGTATTCCGCATATTCGTTCAGGAATTTCGTCGGGTTGCCCTTGCACGAGTATATCCACTCCCAAAGGCGCTTCACTGCCGCCTTGTCGTCCTCATGCGCCGTCGCCCATGTGTCGTCGGCCTTGAAGCGGAACTCCAGAGCGTCGTCAAACGTGTCCATGTTGCTCGTACCGAACAGGCACAATGTCTCCGAGTTGTTCAGGAACTCCAGGCAGATGCACTTGTTGCGCTCGCCATTCAGTGTCGCCTCATCATTGAAGCCCTCGATACCCTCAAAGCCGTAGATGATGCCGCTGCCGCTCTTCTCGTTGTTGAAGTTGTACTTGCCAAGATACACGTTCTCACCCGTGCCGTTGTTGTCGTAAAACAAATCTATCGGAAAACCGTCCACGCCGATTCTCACATCATAGTTGCCCTTGTAGGCCATTTGTGGCGGAGTCAGCCAGCCGCATCTCTTCCAGATGTCGTTCACGATCCTCACCGCACCCGTATTGTGCGTAGATGAAGAATCTGAGAAGTCCGCCTTCAGACAGAATATGTCTATCGGTCTTGCACCTGGTTTGAACGAATATTTGAAGTCCGCTACCTCCACGCCGTTCACATACAGCTTCGTGCCGTACTTCGTCGAGCGGCTGAAGTAGATGCGGTAGTTCTTTCTCGGGTAGGTCGTCGATGAGGTGCCTTGTATTCTCAGTCCGCACTGGTAGATGATGAAGTCATACTCCTTGCCGTAGGCAGAGTAGAAGTAGATGTCCACCGGAACCTCGAACTTCTTGTTGTTCGTCTGGTTCACCAGGTTCACGTCGCCAACGATTCTCATCACGCTCTTGCCCATTGCCCTCAGTTTGTCGATGTCAACGTCTGTGCCCTCGTCGTCCATCACCTGGTTCTTTTCGAACAGCACCACCATCTCGTCGCTTGTCGGGCGGTCCACCATGTAGTTGGCAAGTTCCTCGTCATCGCCCAATGCACGGTTGTATATGCGCAGGTTCCTTACCTCCACGTCCGCGCTCTCGCTCGTGATCTTGATGTTCGTCGGTTCCGCCTGGAGCAGCGAGTCCGTCGAGGCATACTGCTTCGCGCCGCATAGGATGCCGTTCACATACAGCGTCATCAGTCGGCTGCCCTTTTTCTCCTGCACCACGAAGGCTATCTTCAGTGTCAGACCGCTTGCGAATTTCGTACCTACTTCCGAACCTGCGCCCGTCCGCATCAGTGCCTCCTGCGTCGTCAGTCTGAAGCCCACACCGCCGGTCATGCAGTCCACCACCGTACCCCTGCGGTCGGTCACGTTCGTGCATGTCAGCTCCATCTCGTAGGTTGCGCCCGTGGTGGTTGCGTCGTTGCCGAAAGGCTTGTACCCGATTTCAACATTCGCGCCGTTCGTCAGCTTCAAGGCATCGCCCGTCCAGCCGTTGCTCTGCCAGTCAAAACCTTCAAACGCCGTTTGAACGTCGTTATAACGCCATTCAGCAGGCTCGCTCTCGGCATTGCTTCTGCCGGCTGCCGTCAGTTTCAGTACGAGTCCGGCTGTCGCCTCGCTCAGGTCAATGCCGCTCTCCGTCACCTTCACGTTCAGCTTGTATTCCGTAGTGCCGCACTTCAGCACCATGGCCACGTCGCCCTGCTCCAGGAAACGGTTTGTATATACCTGCGTCGTCCTCGGAACGCTCACCGTCTGCGTACGTATGCCGTCTCTCCACACACCCACCGTCGCCGGGGTCGTTGTCGGGTCATACGCCACAAAGTCAAATCTCACCTGCTCATACTGGCCGGTTTCAATAGTCGGGGTCAGATGGTCGTCCGCAAAAATGCGTCCGTCACCGAAGGTCAGCTTCGTGCCGATATACGGGGCGTTCTGTCCGGCCTTCAGAATGTCAAAGTAGATGCTCTCGCTCTTCAGCGTCAGCTCCGCGCTCGCCTCCATCTCGGCGACGATCTGCACCGTGTGCCGGCCGATGCTCACTCCCGACATCGACAAGGGGAAACTGCCGTTCGTCGTGCCGCTTCTTTTCACCGTCTGCGAGTCCCACTGGTGTCCGTCCAGATACAGCGTCACGGTTTTGTCGCCGCTTCCGCTCACCGCAAAGGGGATGCTCACCGTCTCGCTCACGCCGTAGCCGCCCTTGGCGACACACTCGGCTATGTTGAAGCTGCTGCTCAGCGCAAGGGTCACAGCCTTCACGCTCACATAGCTTTGCCTCGTCTGTGTCTTGCCGGTGGTCGGGTCGGTTGTGGTAGCCCTCACATAGATGTCTGTCGTGCCGAGCAGCAGGTATTTCGTCAGATCCAGGGTATAGGTTCCCTTGCTCACATCATGCTGCGTGTCTGCATACATCACGGTCGCGCCTCTCTTCATCTCGATACTGACTGTTGCCTTCTGGCCCGTGGATGTGCCTTTCTCGTCACCGCTGCTGTACTGGTGGTCATACGTCCATGTCAGCATCGCGCTGTCGCCTTCCTTTATGATGGTCTTGCTGACGGCTGCATCCAGCACGATTTTCGTGGTCGAAGCGTCACCGCCTCCACCGCCGCTTCCTGCCGGAATGTCCGTAGACGCTATCTCCGCACCGCTCTTGTTGGTCAGTGCCAGGCGCACGCTGCTGCCGTCGTCACTCAGTTCGGCATTCATGCCCAAGACGGTGCTCGCCTCTATCTCCATCAACTTTGCCGTCACCGCAGCGTTCTGCACCGGGTTCGTCGAACTTGCGTTCAGACTCTCGTCCACCTCAGTCTCGCTGATAGTGATGGCGACGTTGCCGTCCTCGCCAGGCTCCAGCTTCTTGCCGTTCAGCGTCACGCTCTTCACCGTGCCGTCGCCGCCAAAGTCCTCCCAGCTTGCCGCCTGTTCCCAGCTCTCGATGTTCGTGCCCTTGAACTGCTTCGTCTCCCATTTGCCCTGTGCCGTCTCGTAGGTGATGCAGCGTCCCTTCACACGTGCCTTTCCTTCCACGGCTGCTATGGCGGTCTCAAGCGTATAGTATCCGCTCTCCAGCGGAACCTGCTCCGTCACGTTATAGGTGTTGCCACCGCCGCTTCCGCTTATCTCCACCAGGTTCTCTTCCTCATCGCTCCACACATACACCACGCCGCCGCACACATACGCCTTGTCCTTCAGTACTTCCGTGCGCACATCGTTCATGTACATGTCTGCGCCAGGCCAGTTGTTGCAGTATCCGTCACCCTTCTTTCCGCGGAAGGCTTTGTTCACCGTGTCATAGTACACACCGTCTATCTGCGGATACGATACAAGCTGTCCCTCCACGCCTTCCACCAGCCCGTCAAACCGCGCTGTCGCGCCGTTCCTTGCAGCCAGTGCCGTGTCCTTGTACTCCGATTCCACGCTCTCTGCCTTTGCCACAGCAGCGTTGGTCTTCTGGGCGGCATCCGTGGCCTTGCTTGCCGCATCGTTGGCGGTTTGGGCCGCTGTCTTCGCTGTTGCTGTTGCCGTATCTGCTTTCTTTGCCGATGCGTCAGCCACAGCAGCAGAAGCCTTGGCGACAGCTGCTGCATCCTCCGCAGGTTTCGACAGCAGTTTCAACGGGGCGCTCACCACCGTCTCGCCTCTCATGGCAGGGAGGCTCACCACACCGTCCAGCGTGCTCACAGCTTCCAGCTCGTCCACACTCTGGCTGTCAGTCTTTATCTGATTCACCACATCCTGGACCAGTTCCTTTTTCTCTTCTTCTGTCATATCATCCGTTGTTTTGATTATTGTTCAACTGTTCTCTAAGCCCGTCGATAAAGCCGGGCACGCACAAACGTTCTGCCACCGTGCCCATAAGACTTACCTCCTCGTCGGTATATTCGACACTACCCTCGCCATTGTATATCTTCAGGGCGAGTGCGTGCGCCTTGATGCCATTCACGTTCTTGTATATCAAGTCCGCAAACGTCTCCCTCGCGTCCACCGTCTGCGCCGCCTTCCGGCTCACGGTCGTGTAAATTTTGAAATGCTTAAAGTCTATCTTTTTCATACATCATTCCTCATTCGTTGTTCCTTCTATGATATACCAGTTCCCCGCTATCGCCTTCAGCGTCGTGTAGGTGTTCCACAGGCAGTATATCCTTGTGTCGCTCTTGCTGCATCCGCCAAACCGCCTCACGTCGATAATGTTTCCTTCTGATGTTTTCATCGTGTAGTAGGGGTCGGCCTCGAATATTATCTTCTGTCCGTTGATGGCGGACACATACAGGTACTTCAGCTTCTTGCCCACTGGTCTGTCCCAGAAGAAGCTCAGCTCCAGTCCGTCGTATGCCGTCGCGTCCGGCAGGTATATCCAGTGCGAGTAAGGGGCCTCCGTGGCATCCCACGAGCCTTCTATCGCGTCAAACTCCCAAAAGAACATGTTGCACGGCTCCGCCTCTGGGTCTATCTGGTATTCGTTCGGTGCGTTCACCTTGGTGCTCGAATACAGCAGGTTCGCATGGATCACTCCCGTCACCTCTGCGTCCTTCATCCTTGCAGACTTCACGTCAAGGCTGCCGTCTGCGTTCACCTTGAAATATTCGTTCATCGTCACTGCGCCTTCCAGGGTTATCTGGTCTGCGCTTATCCTCACGCCACTCTCCAGCTTGCCGTTCTCGTCCTTGGTCACGAATGCCGACACCTCCGCTCGTTTCACAATGTCCGTGCTCTCCTCCACGGCCGAGGCAAACATCCCGGCAAACGCCTCGATGTCCAGTTTCTTCTCCATGTCCCCGGCATAGCTGTTGAGCCATGTTTCCCAGTCCGTTGCCGTTATCAGTCCCGCCGTATTCTTCAGCGCGCCGTGCTCGTCAAACCGCTCCGAGATGAGTGCGTTGTATTTTGTTGTCGTTATAATCTCTGAACCCTCCAGCACCTTGCCGTCCTTGTCAAAGTTCAGTGCCGCTATCTTTACCAGCCGCTCGCTCTGCTCGAACAGCGTCTTGTACTTGTACGTCAGTGCCTCTATCTTGTCCGTGCTCAGCACCAGCATATACAGGTAGATGTCGCCGTCAAACGCCAACTTGAATTCGCCCGTGCCGTTCCACAGCCCGCTGCAGGTGTACTGCACATAGCCGTCCGTCGCCGCAATCTGCTCGCTCACCGCTAAGCTGTCGAAGTCCGCAAAACCTGCCTTGTCCACGTTCTCGAACCCTATCTTCAGCGTTCCCGCCTTCGCGCAGCGGTAGAAGAAACTCAGGTACACCGGCAAGGCGTCCTTCTTCCCGTCGCCGTTTGTCGGGAAGGTCGGCACAAAGCGCAGATTCTCATGCTTCTGGCGGATATACTTGTTGCGAATCCGCACCACCTTGCGTCCCATGTCTGTCACCACGCTCGCGCCGTCGCCCTTCTTCGATAGGGCTGCGCCGTTGGCCCACACCCATTTGTTGCCGACGAGGAAGAACACCGTTTCATTCTCCGAGTTCCACTTCTCCAGTCCAGATGCAAACGTCGGGTTGTTCAGATAGTCCTTCTCGCTTAGGAAATCATTCCTCACGCTGTCGATCGCGCTCTGCACCTTGCCCTCCGTTATCTCAAACCGAGTCTTCACGTCCTCGCCAGTCTCCAGTACGAATGTGCCTTTCAGAAAGGCGTTGTCCGCATACAGGCCGTTGCCCTTCGGCTGGCGGTCTGCCGGGAACTTGTCATCCCTGATGCCGTCCAGGCTGCCGAGTCGTGCCCGTAGGCAGTTGTCAAAGGTCTTGCCCCTCACGCCGTCCATCACATCCACCCTCGGCTGTCCGTCCTCGGTGGCGGATATGAGCACTAAGTTCTGCCGGTCGGTGTTCGCCGTGTTGCCCATCAGCACGCACTCGTCGCCCTCCTTCGGTTCCACGCCCTCAAACTCCTCCTTCGCCACCACGATACCGTCCTCCGTAACATCGGCCACTTCTACCCAGTAGCTCCGCATATCCTTGCCCGTGAACGTCTGGCAGCGCATCAGGTCGTGCTGCACAAACATGTTATCCTGCTCAAAGCAGATGAGGTAGTGGTCGCTTTGCTCCTCCACCGCCTTTATCTTGCCGTTGGCCGCACTCACGCATATCTGGCCGCCCACGCTCCGCACTTTCTCGATCAGCAGTTCCATCACTGCCATCGTCTGCCTCACCGTCAGCTTGTCTATCGTCAGGTAGGTGCGCCCATCCTCGCCTTTCCACAGTTGGAACCCTGCGCCCATCAGTCCGTCCACAAACTGCCCCGCGCTCCGTATGCTGTCCGACGTTACGCTCCCAAAGGCCACGCCGTCCTTTTTCCTCACAGGCTGGTCCAGCCAGTCGTCAAAATGACGGTAGTCCCACTGGTCGGCATTGTCGGCTTCCTTCGCATGGTCAGCCTCCAGAGCGTGCTTCGCCTCGTCAGCGTCCGTGGCGTGGTCGGCCTCTTTCGCATGGTCGGCTTCCAGCGTGTGGTCACTCTCCTTGGCATGCGTGGCTTCCCTCGCCAGTTCAGCGATGTCCGCCTTGGCTGCGTGCGCCGCCTCCTTCACCGCCATGCCTCCGTAGGCTGTGCCCCCGGTCCGCAGTGCCGACGTACTGCCCTCGTTTTTTGGTTTCTTTATTACCTTGATGTCTATCATTGCTCAATCTCCTTAAGTATCATTTCTGCATGTCCTTCCTCAAGATTGCGACTGATGCCCTGCACGAAGAAGGTTTTATCCATCATGGGATGGCGATAGTGAGCGAACAGATTCACGATGCCACCATCTGTATCCGTCAACTTCTGCGTCATAACCACCCTTGGTGCATGCCATTCTTTGTAGTAGTAGTCCACATACAACTGCTCAGGCTTAGCGGTCACACCCCTCGAATAGTCATATACCGCCAACAGACCCTCTCCGGTCAACGTGTTCAATGGAGTGCTCATCTTCACACTGTCCGTCACGTCCAACGTCTGGCATTCCGCTGCTGTCAGTGCTGAGTTTATCTTCATTTCGATGTCGTCCTTCACGTTCACAAAGCTCTCCTTTGTGTCGCTCATGTAAACGAGGTCGTTATCACCAGTGTTGTTCACCAGTCCGTTGTCGCTGTATATCTTCACTTCAAACTGCTCCACCATGATGCTGCTCACGTGTGCCAGCAGTGGAATCGTTGTACTGTTCCATTTCGTGTGTCTGAACCACGTCTTGTGCCGTCTCGTCACCACGTCCCACAATGCGTTCACCGGTCCCAGGATCATAAACTTAACCCTACCGCTCACCTTATCTGCCTTTTTGATTGGTATAGCTATGCCCTCCGCATCGATGCCGAGCTCATAGTTCACGTTGTTTTGCAAATCGAACTTGGTACCAACTATCTTGTCACCGATTTTCGGGTCAAAACCTATCGTAAAACACTGCTGGTAGTATTCATCCTCATTGGAACACTCCTCCAGCGTCTTGTACTTCCGCCACTCGAAGTCCGTCACCTGTCCTTCTGTGCCTTTTTCCACAACACACTTATCCCCTATTATCAGCATACATGCCAATACACCCACCTTTGATATATGGTCGCTGCCGTCTCCAATGGCACTATACTTGAACTCATACAACTGAGGGCCGGTATCTGTGAACGGAACAAAGCCGTGCGCCGTTTCCATATCCCATGCCACGGTCTCATTAGGCGCTGCTGCCTTCCACCACTGCTGCGTGCAGTATCGCCCGTCACCATTGTTTCGGCTCGGCACCGTCACGCCTACCCATTTACCAATTCCAGTAAATAGATTTCCCCATTTTCCACCGTCATAGTTGTATATTGCTTTGTAGGTGTCCGTCAATGCCATCACTGGGTTCAGCACCAGTTTTCCGCTCAACACGATGTAGTTCGTCGTGCCCTCGTCCGTAGGCGAAAAGACACCACCAGTCATGCTGCCGTTATACACGGCCCTCGGTATGCCTGCCTTTAGCGAGTTGTCATTCGGATAGGTAGTTGCCTCCTTGTCGTCAGAGTTGCCGTTCACACTCACCACCAGGTAGTTCGTCATTTCCACTTTCGAGGTCGGGGAGTTGTCCTGTCCGTCCGTTTTCTTCTCCACCTTGCCAAGTGCCATGATGGCAGCACCCTGGTTCTTCGCCAACCAGTTCGGCAGTATATGTTGGTTTCGCCCCTCACTACAGTATTCCTCCATCAGGTTACCGCTCCCGCTCTTTGGGAACAGCCACTGACTGTTGTTCATCATCTGCACATACCAGTCCGTCACGCAGCCACCACTATAGGAGGTTTCCTGTCCGTGAGTCATTGCGTCAAAGGCATTTAACGCTCTCGAGCCCTCACCATCACTGCTGTATTCCGTCATGTACTTCTGCTTGTTGCTGAAAGGACTTTTCAGAAGATCGTTGTCAAGCGGGCTCTCAATCACACCCTCCATACTCTCCACCTTGGCAGTCAGCATAATTTTATTGTACACCTCCCCTACGCTTATCGTCGTATCCGTGTCTGTCACCAAACCTGTCACGATGTCCGTTGTCTGCCGGGCCGTCGTCACGCTTGCGCCAGTCAGCAAATCTCGCCAGTATATGCGTTCGTCGCCCTTCACGCTCTCCCAGGAGAACAGATAAAACGTGAACCCATCCTGCACGATGTGGAGGTTCAGGTACTTCAGTATCTCCTCCAACACCTCATCCTGCTGCCATACGTCATCCTCCTCATCACCAAGAAAAAGCAACTCGCTTACCGTCAGCTGCCCGAATATCGCATAGCGGTTACCTGCCAAATCATCCACAGCCTTACTTCCATCGTATAGGTAGCGCATGACATTACCACCCACGATGTCAAGCTCAGCCGTCACACCACCCAATATCTCTTTCAGCATCGCCAAGAATGTGCGTTGTTCAGCCTCCGCCTTTACTACATTATACAGCACACCGAGCGAGCCGACATCACGATATTTAGCATACTGCAATGCCGTCAGCGCATCGATGCAGCTCAACTCTATCTCGTCAAACTCCTCGTTGTAGCCCTGCGAATAGCTCTGCGGTTCGATAAATCCAGCAAAGAGACATTTCCCCTCACGGTAGATGTTCACCACAGCGTCACGGCATGAGGCACAAAAGAAGTCCGGCACGAAGTTCCGCGCCAGAAGGCGTACAGTAGCCTGCTGGCAGAGCAAGTGGTCAAACGTATCGTTCACTTGACTCGTCAGTTCCACTGGATCTTCAGTAAACGACAGTTCCCCATTCTTCTCACCAATGACAGTTTCCTTAGTACGGTCACCACCAGTCAGTATATGCACCTCGATGCGCTCTTCCTTTTGGTTGTAAAAATGTCCGTGCAGATACATGTTCCTTATATTTTGATGTTCGTTCCTTTTCTATTTATTCTCGTCTCGTTGGCAAGCACAGCCACAAGGTCTCTGCCTTTCACCTTCAGCTCGTACACGCCACCACCTCCACCGCCATTATTACCGATAAGCGACTTCAACTTGTTCAGCGGTGCTATCACCTCCGGGTTGCTTTTCGCTCCAGCATACTCGCCCATCAGCGCCAAGGTCGGGCCATACACAATACCGCCGTTGGCGAATGGTGTTACGGCAACCGAAGCAACAAGCCCTTGCATCATGGCTATGAATCCAGCTGCGATGCCAGCACCAGCAAACGGAATGTAAGCGTGTGCAGCCATAAACTCTGAAGCTGCAAGTTCGCGGTACGCCATTGCCTCAGCCTTCACTGCCGCCATCGTTGCAACCGATGCCGCCACCTCTTCAGGGGCTGCCGCTACTTTTGCCGTAGCAGCTGTGGTCGCTGCCACTCCACTTGCAGCGGTCACAGTGTTGGAGGCACCAGTTACGGCGGTCAAGGTCTGAATAATTGAGATGATGCCGTTGATGCCCTCATATATCTGAATGGCAGCATCGACAACGCCAGTAATCGTGGACCATGCGTCACGGTTGCCTTGCAGCGCATCGGTGAGCGAGGTGACACCATTGCCCACACCCTTGACCGTGCTCCACGACTTACCTAACGTGACATTGCTTTTGCGGATGCGCTTCTCGTAATCCTCATAACTGCCGATGAGCTTCTGTATGGAGGCTCGCTGCGACTCGTCCATAGGGTTTTTGGTGTCAGCCAACATATCCTGGAGTTCCTTGATGCGTTTCTTTACACCATCAAGCCCAATGGTTTTCAGTTCGAGGGTCAGCGTCTTGCCCTCCATACTGTCGAGCTTCGCCACCTCTTCCTCCATTTCGGGAATGCGCGTGAGCTGCTTCATGGCATCGCGTTTTTTCTCCAGTTCCAACACCGTGCGCTGTATGTCGTCAATCTCCGATGCGCTGGCGTTCTTCTGCTTGGTCTGATAGTAGCTGATGGCATCATCCAGCGAGCGGATGGTGTTCAGTCGGGAGATGTCCTCCGGCTTCTTCAGTTCATCAAGAGTATCGTCCCATTTCTTCTTCAGGTCGTTAAGGGCATTTATCTGCTTCTGTATCTCGATGCGCTCTGTCTCTGTAGCGGTTTTCAACAAGTCTGTATAATACTGCAGCTCTTTTTCAAGCTGGCGGTATGTCTGTATCTTGTCTAAACCGACATCAACATGCGAACTGCGTTCAAACGCCGTTTTAAGGTCATTCAAACGCTGTATTTCAGCATCGATTACTGCAAGTTCTTCTGCAGAGGCATTCTCCCTCAATCCCTGTTGATAGGTGATTTCTGCATCGATGTCCTTCAAGGTATTCAGTTCAGTGGGACGGCTTGCCGCATCCTGCAACTGCGTTATCGCATCCTGCTGCTTTTGCAAGGCTGCGATTTTCTTTGCATAAAGCTCAATGGTTTTGGTATCCGTCCCGTTGGCAGTTTCCAGTTTGTTCTGGTAGTACTGGATGTTGTTGCCAAGTTCCTTGTAACTCGTGGCATTGGCGATAAGCTTCTTTCCGCTGTATTTGTCCTGGTTACCCGATTTACCACTGCCGTTTCCGCTGTCTGTTGAGGGGGCATTCTGTTTCTTATTGTTCTTCAATGCGGTCTGGGCGTTCGCAGTCTTTGCCTTGGTGTTCGCTTGTGTGGCCTTGGTGTTTCTCTCCAAATCTGCCGTCTGCCTTGCTGTGGTCTCGTCCTTTATGCCGAAGAACTTCTTCACCCATTCCCATGCCTTCTTTATCACGGCACTCGCTTTTTCGAATGCCTTGACAAGAAAGTCCCATACGGCTGATGCAATTTTCTTCACCGCTGCCCATACAGCATCACAGATATTGCGAAAGGTCTCACAGTTATTGTACGCCGCTATCAATGCACCCACAAGTGCCGCTATAGCCATTACGACAATACCGATGGGGTTGGCACTGAGCACAAAGTTCAGGGCTATCTGTGCCACCTTCCAAATGTTGGATGCGACAGCCACCACCTTTGCTGCAGCTGCTTGCGCAAGCGTGGCCACCTTCACAGCTTTCAGTCCTGCCACCACAGTCTTGATGCCACCGCTGAGCTGCACCATACTCATGAGGGCGATGCCGCTATTAGCTATCCATTCCACATAAGGTGCAGAGGTACTGGCTATTGAGCCTGCCCAATCCATCATGGCGTGCATTTGGTTAGCGAGCGTCTGACGTAGACTCTCCCCCGTCGATGCCATATTGTCGAAGGCTGCATCTATCTCTCCTGCGGAGTCTGCCATCGCTCCAATGTTCTGCGAAAATTTTTCCTTTTGTTCGCCCGTCAGCGAACCAAGCAGTCGCATTGCTTCAGCACTGCCGAACAACTGTCCGTAAATGGTTTGGCTCAACTGTCCGGTCTTTGCCGAATACTCCTGTATGCTTGCATCCAAACCGAGCAGGAAGTTCTCTAAACCACCAGCGGCCTGAATACTGGCAGCATTAAAACCGATGCCCATCTCGTTGGCCGCTTTCGTAGCTTCCGCAGATGGCTTGATGAGTGAGTTGAGCACGGCAGCCAACTGAGTGGATACTTCCGCCGTGTCACCAGTCACACCCGTTGTAGTGGCGAATACTGCCATCAGTTCGTCCATGGAGACACCAAGCTGAGATGCACTACCACTCACACGGGGCAATGCCTGCGCCAACTGCTCAAAGCTGGTCACACCGTTCTTGGCCGTCATCTGTATCTTGTCTTGGATGTTCCCTGCCTGATCCCATTCCAGACCATAGTTCTTGATGAGCGTGGAAGTAACGGTCACCGTCTCTCCCAAGTCCGCAATACCACCAACCGCACTACGGCTTGATTTGTTGAGGAACTCTATCCAGTTATCCTCGGGCACGCCATTGGATATAACCTGGTATAAGCCGTTGGCAAGTTCCTCACGCGCAAGCGGTATGTTCTTGCTCAGTTCCGTTATCTGACCACTCAGTGCTTCAAACTCGTCCCCACTCTTTCCTGCCATGGTGTTGGCACTGCGCATGGCGGTCTCAAAACTGTCGAAAGGCTCGGCAAGTCCGCCCACCATGTCGCTGAGGTCGCGGATCGAGCGGACGGCTGTATCGAACACGAGGCTCTTGTCTGCCATCTCGCGCAGTCTGTTGCCAGTAGCCACAGCGGTATTCCCCACCTCGGAGAGTATGTCGTCAAGACCGTCGGCTTCCACTGTCAGACGTTTCAGAACACCGCCGTCCTCGCTCTTGATGTTTATTCTAAATTCTACTGCTTTTGCCATTGTCTTTTCTTATTTCAGTCCGTAACGTTTCTTGGCTGCCTCAAAGCGTGCATTGAACTCGTCCTTGCTCACCTCCTCACGCTTTTCTTCCTGCTTTTCATCCCAAGGGAACGGTAGAACGTCATGCGCTTGAAGATTGCTTTTTGCATAGGGTTGGATGGCAAAGAGCGCCAACACTCTTGTGCGTTCCCACTCGTTGCGCTCCGCATCGCGCTTGGCTTCCGCCCATCGCTCCCATGCCTTGTAAAACTCAAAAGGGGTACATCGTTCAAAGTCTTCTCTGCTCATCCCGATGCACCCCAATGCCATACCCAACAGTTCCTCGACGCTTACTTCTTTTCCGCCTGGTTGGTCGTTTTTTTTTCTTCACCGCCCATATCCTCGTAGAAGGAGTTCGCTGCGTCGGGCTCCATAAGGTCAGCAAAGCTTTGGAAGTCGTAGTCAAACTCCACCTTGTCTGCATTGCACGCACTTTTCACGCAGCAGTAAACAAACAGTACCAGCTCGGAGATATTGGTTTTCTCCAGCTTGCTCACGTCCTTACCGCTCTCATTCTTGAAGCGCACCATTGCGCCCATGGTAACACGGCAAGGGAACTCCTTGTCGCCAACCTTGATTTTTGTCTTTTTCATACGCGATGTTGTTATTATTCAGTCTGCTGAGTGGTGTCTGTGATACCCGTTCCCACTTTTTCCACCTTGCCGCTGTTCTGAAGCGTGATTGAATACTTGGCATCGTCACCGGCCTGTGCGTCAAGGTCAAGAGATGTAATCAGATACTTGCCTTTATATCCGCCAGTGGTTTTACCAGTGCGCTTGTCTCCTTCACGCAGATTGTACGCTGCCTCCACAGGCTCACCCTTAAGCATTGCGTCCTTCAACTGGTCATACGATGGCACCTCATCCGTGCCGTCAGTAAGCACAACACCATCGGCGGTAATCTGCTCGGAGAAACTCTTGATGTAAGACTCCTTCCACTTGCCACCAGATGCCTCTTTAGTCACACGTTCACCGGTCTCCGCTGATGTGGACACCTTACAACCGGTGGAAAAGCCGAGGGCATTGGTACCCATGGAAAGGATAAGGTCAGTTCCGTCTAAAACACTTTTTGCCATAAATCTTCATTGTTAAAATTGTTATTACCGTGCAGACTATTCCGCCTGCAATAAATACACACCAGTCCACCCACCACAGCCCTCGCTCTTTCGAACGTTCTTCAACCGCCGTTTGAGCACTGTCCTGAAGATGCGCGTTCTTCACGCTCAGGCGCTCGTTCTCCGCCTCATAATACGCACACAGACGCGCCAAACTGTCGCAGCCGCTCTCTATCACCAGGGTAGGAGGCTTACCGCCCACCCCCTGCTTCACACTCGCCTTCACATGCGCACGGCCCGAGCTCGCAGCATAGCTCGCCCCTTCAGGCAGTCGCCACAGACCGGAGTCAAGCGCTATCTCCAGCAATGCCGTGTCCGCCTTCACCGGCGCCGTCCACCACGCCTTCATCACGCTCGTCGCGGCGCTTGCGCTGTCCTTTCGCACTGCGCTTGCCGACACTTTGTTTTCCGACCTCACCGTCTGTCTCGTCGAGCTGCAGCTCGCTGCTGACAGGACAAGCAGCCCTGTGAGGGCATAGCTGAATAGCCTCAATGGCACGCGACAGACGGTTGACAGCACGTCGCGTGAGGTTGTTTTCAGCCACCAGTTTCTCAGTGATCTTTGTCGTCTCTTCATATTTCTTCTGCGTTTCAACAAGCAGCGTCGATACGTCTTCGTACATCACCTTGTAGGTGTCATGCACGCTCTTCGCCGTCTCGGCCTCCTTCACCTTGCGGTTCGCAACCCAAGCGATGGCGGCACCTATGCCGCCCGAGGGTATAGCCCACTGCAGGATTTGCATGATTACTGTGTCCGCCATCCTTGTTTTCTCTTTATTCGTTATTTACTCTGTTTTCACACTCTCCTTACTGCCTGATGCCGATGCTCTCTAACCATGCCTTCACGTCAAAACTCGGGCAGGCTTTATTCACGCCGGGCAGGTCACGGTGACCCACAATCTTGATCTGTGGAAACCTTTCATGGAAGTTCCTCACGTAGTCAGTCATGGCCTTCAGCTGTGCCGCCGTACGCGTGTCCTTAGCCGTCTTGCCGTCCTTTGCCAGACCGCCGGCATACACCACATGGCGGCTCACCGAGTTATAGCCCGCAGCACCGTTGGTCACCTCCCAGGGGTCCACCTCGGCATCCTCGTTGTTCTTCACCAGGCGCTCCACTGTTCCGTCCAGATGGAACAAATCGGTGTACCCCACCTGCTTCCAGCCCCTGCCGCCCTTCTTCACCGGGTCAGTGTGCCAGTGGCGTATCTCTTTAGAGCTTACCTCACGGCCTTCTGGCGTGGCTGTGCAGTGCAGCACCAGATATTTCATCCTTGCCATAGCCTAGCCGATGGGGTCAGCATACTCTGCCAGACCGCGGTCCACAACGTCCTGGGCACGCTCCTGCTCAAATTCAAGCACCTCACCTGCCTCGTGCACCACGCTCAGGTCTTCCTTGTCGCGAAACTTTGCCACGACCTTCACACTCACTGTCTTTTTCTCTGCCATAATCTTTTTTTTATTTTAGTTGTATTTGTTATCTGGGCGGAGGCGGTTCCACGCACTCCGCCGTTCCCATTTTCTATCCCTCGGGCACGTAAGTGAACTTCTTGGTCTTTCTCCAGTCCATCACCACAATCTCCTCGCCGAAGCCAATGTTCGTGTCGGCCTTCATCAGCAGCTTGAAGAAGTACAGCTCCGATGGGTTGCTCAGCTTGTCTATCTGGATCACACTCTCGTCGTCCTGAAGGTTCACCGCAGCGAAGAAGTTGCCGTCCGCATCGGGCGAGCACAGCGTCGCCATGATGAGCGAGTCTGGCCAGGCGGCCACAGTCTCGATGGCGATGCCCTTGAAGCGCTTGCTGTTCACCTCGCTCTCGTTCGAGTTCTTGTGCTCACGCTCTGTCAGCTCCTTGTCGTACTGGTCAAAGTCGTCAACACTCATCAGAATGCGCAGGTTCGGGTTCTCGCGCATCGCCTTGGGGATGGCGTTGCGCACAGCATACAAGCGGTCTATCATCGAGGTGGGGCCCTCAGGGTTCACCACAATCACGTCGTTTGCCTTGGCAGCTTGCGTCAATATGCCGTCCATAAGCTGGTCGTCGGTGCCGCCGCTCACATACTCGCCGTTCACGAACTGGTTGCCAAGCTCAAACTGCACCTGCTTCGACAGCGCCTCCAGAAGAGCGTTCTGGGCCTCGGGAGGAAGTTCCGCAAACACCAGGTTGCCCTTAGGCTGCCACTTTCTCCATATCTGCTCAAAAGCTCGCGGGTTAAACACCGTGAACGCCATGAAGTCGTGGGGCTCCAAGGTCTGCTCGCTGTAATTGAAGTCGCCCTGGGCATCGCTCTTCTGAGGGTCTTCCTTGCGCTTCTGCAGCATCTTGCCAGCCTTTAGGCGTGGCACGCTGATTTTCTTTTCCACACCGGGAATCACCATGATGAGTCCCTTGTCCACAAGCTCGTTGCCAGTGGTCGCAACGGTCAGGATGCGCTCCAGCACCTCGCCGTTGTAGTTCGTGTTCTTTACTACTATTGCCATTTGTTTTCCTTTTTATGGTTCTTCTGTCTCTAGTCCTTTATTGGAACTGGCGCTTCATGCGCGCTTCCCTGATTTGCTTCTGGCGCTGCTCCCATGGTCCGTCGCTCACGCCGGGCTGCACATGCAGGTCGTTCATCACCTTGCGCTTCGGGGTCAGGGCCGCAAGCACCTTCTTGCCCTCGTCCATGTTTCCCTTCAGAATGTTCTCGAAGGTCGGGCGACTTTCAGCGTTGATGCGGCCGTCCTGCTCAGCTGCGTCCAGCAGTTCCTTACGCTCAGCCTCTGCGTCTGCCTCGGCTTTGTCCTCAAAGCCCTTCAGCTTCGTCTTCAGGTCCTTGTTCTCGTCCTCCAAGGTCTGTGCCTTGCCGGCAAGGGTCGCATAGTGCTGAGCTCTCGCCACCACTTCTTCATCACTCTTGCAGTCCTTAAACTGCGCCTGTTTCTTCAGTTCTTCTAATGTCATATCGTTCGCTTTTTGTGGCTCGTTCCTGAGCCGGTTGTTGAATGTCGTGTATATCTCCTCTGGGGTGCTGTCCTCAGCCACGGGGTCCGCATCATAAATGCCGTCTATCAGACCCATCTGCAGGGCCTCCTGCGCCGTCAGCCAGTGGTCTGTCCCGTCAAAGTATTGGGCTTTCACTTCTTCTTTGCTCATGCCCATGCGCTGGGCGTACATCTCGCCCAGACTGTCCTCCAGGCTCTCTATCTCCGCGATGCACTTCGCCATCTCTTGCTTGTTGCCGTAGCAGCCGCCGCTCACGCTGTGAAGCATCAGACGCGCGTACCGGCTCATCTCCACTGGCTTGCCGCACAGCGCTATCACGCTCGCCATGCTCGCCGCAACACCGTCCACATAAAGACGTATGTCGGCATTGCTTTGGCGAATGGCGTTGTAGATGGCTATACCGCTGAACACGTCGCCGCCGTTCGAGTTGATGCGGATGTCTATGCGCTCGCTCTCCTCGGCGCAGGCTGCCAGCTCGGCAGCTATCTGCCCGCTCGCCACCTCGTAGCCGATGTCGCCATACATGTAGATGGTGCTCACGCTTGCCGCTTTCTTGATATTGAAAAATTTGCTCATTGTCTCCTTTTTTGTCGGGCGGTTTGCCCATGTTGCGGTTGCAAAGTTAATGGCTTTCCGACCTCATTCCATACCCCCGGATTTATCATGAAACGTTATGGCGGCATCATAACGCCACAACTTGTCATCATGCTTTTCACTCGCTCGGATTCACTCCTTTTCACGGTAATTTTGCACTGCATTTATTCACATTATAAACAGATTTTTCAATGGCAGATTTAACCAATACACAGAAAAAGGAGTGGGCTCGCACGCTTTATCTCCGAGAAAACCTCACACAGCAGGAGATCGCCGACCGTGTGGGAGTGTCACGCGTCACGGTCTCCAACTGGTGCCGCGGTGGCAAATGGGAGGAACAGAAGGTCGGACTCACGCTCACACGACGTGAGCAGGTACAAAGCCTCTATCGTCAGGTGGCCGAAGTCAACAACGCAATACAGCTCAAACCAGAGGGGCAACGATACCCTGATGCTAAGCAGGCTGACACTATCGTGAAGCTCACATCAGCAATACGAAACATGGAGCAAGAGGTGGGCATCGCCGACCGCATCGCTGTGCTCACTGATGTCATCGAATGGATGCGACCATCCGACCTCGACAAGGCAAAGGAGCTAACATCGCTTTTCGACGCTTACATCAAGGACAAACTCTAACAGCGTATGAAACAGACTGACCGTATAGCACTACAGAACTGGGAAAAGTTCAAGGACAACATCGCGCGCGCAACGCCCGTCGATCGCTCCATGTCACAGGCCGAAATACAGAAGCACCGTGCATGGCTTGAAGCACGCCCGCTCGAATGGATAAAATTCTTTTTCCCGAACTTCGCGCAGTATGAGTTCGCAACTTTTCAGAAAAGGGCCATACGACGCATTCTCTCCAATCCCGAGTGGTTCGAGGTAATCTCATGGAGCCGAGAGCTCGCCAAGTCCACTTGTGCCATGTTCTGCATCATGTACCTCACACTCACCGGGCTTAAACGAAATGTCATACTCACATCCAATTCCTTCGACAATGCCGTCCGCCTGCTCGACCCGTTCCGGGCCAACCTCGAGGCCAATGGGCGCATCATCGCCTACTACGGAAAGCAGCAATCGCTCGGCTCATGGACGGAGGATGAGTTCATCACCAAGCAGGGCGTGGCATTCCGTGCACTTGGTGCAGGGCAATCGCCACGTGGCTCCAGAAAGGATGCCGTCCGCCCGGATGTATTGATTGTCGATGACTTCGACACAGACCAGGATACACTCAATCCCGACATCATACAGAAACGATGGGACTGGTGGGAGAAGGCGCTTTACCCCACGCGCTCTGTCTCTGAGCCTACACTGGTGCTCTTCTGCGGCAACATCATCGCCAAGGACTGCTGTGTCGTCCGCGCAGGAGCAATGGCCGACCATTGGGACATCGTTAATATCCGCGACAAGGACGGACACTCCACATGGCCCGAGAAAAACTCAGAGGAGCACATCGACCGTGTACTCGCCAAGATTTCCAAGAAGTCAGCACAGGGCGAGTACTTCAACAACCCCATCTCAGAGGGCGAGATATTCTCCGAGATGGCGTTCGGAAAGGTGCCACAACTCTCAAAGTTCAAGTTCCTCGTGGCTTACGGCGACCCCGCTCCGGGCGAAGGCAAGGGCAAAAAAGGCAAGTCGTTCAAGACGGTCTCACTCCTCGGCAAGCTCTCCGGCAAGCTGTACGTCATAAAGACGTTTCTGGCTCAGGCGCTCAATGCCGAGTTCATCGACTGGTATGTGCAGTTGCTCGCATTTGTCGGAGGTCGTGCTCCAGTCTATTGCTACATGGAGAACAACAAACTTCAGGACCCGTTCTTTCAGCAGGTATTTAAGCCGCTCGTCGCCAAGGTGCGACGCGAGCAGGGCGTACAGCTCTACATACGAGGAGACGAGGAGAAGAAAACCGACAAGGCAACACGTATCGAAGCTAACCTCGAACCGATGAACCGTGCCGGCAATCTCATACTCAACGAGGCGGAACGCGACAATCCCCACATGAAGGAGCTCCTCGACCAGTTCACGCTCTTCACCCTCTCCCTGCGCTATCCGGCCGACGGTCCTGATGCCGTAGAGGGCGGCAATCGCATCATCGACGAGATTCAACACAGGGCCGAACCACCGGTCACACGCTCGCGTGCCGACATACGCACACGCAACAAACGAAGATTATAAATTCTAAACAATGTATATATGAGCCAATTCGTACAACTTTCCGACTACGATGCCTCCATTCACCGAGAGATTCTCGATGCGCTCACCAGAGCCGACGAATCGGTCATCGAGATTTGTGAGGATCGGGCCATCGCCGAAATGCGGTGCTATCTCTCCAAACGATACGACTGCGACCGTATTTTCGCGGCCACTGGGTCTGACCGACTCCAGCTCGTACTCATGATGGTCATAGACATCGCCGTATACCACATCTTCTGTATTCACAACCCGCAGAAACTCTCGCAGCTGCGCAAGGACCGCTACGACCGGGCTGTCGAGTGGATGAAGGCGGTCGCCGCAGAGGACATCTCCATCGAGGGGGCACCGCTCCTGCCCGAGGACGTGCGTGCAGCACATGCGCCATTCCACTTGAAAAGCAACCCCAAACGCGTCAATCACTGGTAACTGACAATTAAAAATTCTGATTATGACAAAACGAAAGTATAGCAAAGCCCCAAAGGGCAAAATCACCATAGGCGGAAACATTCCGCAGCAGGGACAGCTGCGCCCAAATGTCATTGTACTCACGCAGCCAAAGCGCTTCGGCATCGACATCGCCGACTTCACTTCGGCTGTCCGGGCGGCAGAGGATGTCGATTTCTCGCGACGATACAAACTCTACGACCTTTACTCCGACATACTCATGGACACCCATCTTTCATGCGTCATCGAGAAACGACGCAATGCAGTACTCTGTTCCGACATCGAGTTCTGGCGAGACGGCAAGCCCGACGAGGCGGTCAATGAGCAGATCAAGTCACCATGGTTCTCACGACTCGTCACCGACATCATCGATGCAAAGATGTGGGGCTTCTCCCTCTGCCAGTTCTATCGCCAGGGCGAATGGGTCGATTACGACCTCATTCCAAGAAAGCACGCCGACCCGGTGCGCCGACTCATACTACGACATCAGACCGACATCACCGGCACCTCATGGGACGAATACCCCGACCTGCTTTTCATCGGATCGCCATCTGACCTCGGACTCCTCGCCAAGGCTGCACCATGGGTCATATACAAGCGCAACACCACTGGCGACTGGTCACAGTTCTCCGAGGTCTTTGGCATGCCCATTCAGGAGTACACTTACGAGACCGATGACGAGGACTCACGACAGCGAGCCATCGACGATGCCTACAATGCCGGCTCGCTCGCCGTCTTTGTCCATGGCAAGGACACCACGCTCAACCTCGTCGAGGCGGGCAACAAGACTGGCTCAGCGGATGTGTACGAGCGGCTTTGCGAGCGCTGCAATAACGAGATTTCCAAGCTCATTCTCGGCAACACGCTCACCACCGAGTCCTCAGAAAACGGAACGCAGGCGCTCGGCACGGTACACAAGAAGGTGGAGGACCGAGTGGCGCAGGCCGACAGACGATACATCCTCGATGTGCTCAATTACGACATGACGGACATATTCCAGCGCATGGGCATCAACACCTTTGGCGGAGAGTTCTGTTTCCCCGAGCAGAAGGACATCGACCCGTCCACCAAGATGAACATCCTCACGCAGCTGCGCGCCAACTTCCAGCTCCCAGTTTCCGACGAATATCTCTACGAGGAGTTCGGCATCGAGAAGCCGGACAACTACGACAAGCTGAAAGCCGAGCAGCAACAAAAAAAGGAGGCGCTTGCCTCCCTCTCTGGTCAGCAGTTCCCCACTGACGATGATGATGACGATAATGACGACGACCCCGACGACTCCGAGGGCAAGGGTAGCAACACGCCCGAACCGTCCCCAAAACAGAAAAAGTCGTTCAAAAACTGGCTACGCTCTTTTTTCGCCAAAGCCCCGCAACACGTCGGGGCGGATTTAGAGTGGTAGTAAACAGCCTATACCAGGCCAAGGCTGCCGATGTGGCGGCGTCAATGGAGTTCTCCGACGACTTCATCGCGCAGGTTCTCCACAACATCTACCGTCGGGGCAAGGCGCAGTCTCCCACCGACCTCTCGCCCGAACTGTTCCGCGCCATCCTCCGTCGGTTCAACGAGGCTACAGCCGATGGGATGGCTGCAGCCGATGTGCCCGACCTCGATGACGATTTCCGTCAGGCGCTACGCCATTCCAACGAGGTATTCTCTGCCTTTAAGGTCCACCGTATGCAGTCAGACATGGCAAGACTCCTCACCGATTCAAACGGCGATTTAAAGCCGTTCAATCAGTGGGCAAACGATGTCCTACCTATCGCCTCGCACCAGTGTGGAGCATGGCTCCGTACCGAGTACGACACGGCGGTTCTCCGTGCCCACCAGGCGGCCGACTGGCAGCAGTTCGTCCGTGAGGCGGATGTGCTCCCCAACCTCAAATGGATGCCATCCACATCGCCCAATCCTGGTGCCGACCATCAGCTCTTTTGGAACACGGTCCGACCCATCAACGATCCGTTCTGGACTGAACACCGACCGGGCGACCGATGGAACTGCAAGTGCTCGCTGACATCCACCGACGAGCCGTGTACCGCTGCGCCCATGGGCGACAAGCACAGCACACCGCAGCCGGGGCTCGACACCAATCCTGGCACCGACAAGGCCACGTTCTCGCAGTCGCATCCGTACTTCCCCAAGTCGTGCGCCTCGTGTCCTTTCAACAAGGGGTTGAAAAATAGATTGATGAGGGTCTTTAGAAACGAGAAGAAACACTGCTATAACTGCAGCAAGATAAATCGTGCCATACAGCAACCTGGAGCCGCTACGGCAAAGTCGCTTGTCGATAATGTCGCAAAGGATATGATAGCCAGAAAGACTGCTTGCAGTTTCTATTCGTTCAGCGATCGTGAAGTTGCAAAAATCAAACAGCATGGGGTTGATTTGGAATCTAAGGATATATTTCTCTCTGACCAAAGGGTACTTCATGCCTTACGAGATTTCAAGAAGAATAACGGCAAGTCGGTAAGTCCTGACGAGTTGAAGTTCTTTGTCGAAAACATCGCATCATGCAGCATGTATTTCGACACGGAAAAGGCTAACATCATTTTTGCCACATACCAAAACGGGAAAGTGCAAAAGTTTGTTGTTGAACCAAATTACAAATTAAAAGCCAATGGTACCAAATTTATAGCAAACGCATTCATCACAGCAGGTATAACACAACAATATAATCTGGATGAAGACAGATACATAAAAATAAGGTGACAATAACGGTAGGAATCGAACCTACGATATGCGCTCCGAAGACCGCTCGGCTACCTACTGCCATCATCGTTATTATCACCTCTGTTGCAAAGGTAAACATTATATTTCAAAATCAATCATTATGGACGAGAAAATTTTCATCCGTCAGCTCGAAACACATCAAAAGGAGCTGAACAGGCTTATACATCGCCGACTCCCGGTTCTCATCGGGCGTATGGCTAAGGACCATTTCCAGAATAACTTCCGTTTGCAGGGCTTCCTCAACAATGGGCTCACGCGGTGGCCTGAAACGCGACGACAGCAGTCGGGTGGTAAAAGTGCTGCTTCGCAATACGGACCGCTGCTTTCCGGCCGCAACCATCTCTTTGCGTCTATCAAATACTCACCAGCAGATGCCAGCGTCATCATCGCCAACGACCTCCTCTATGCGCCGCTTCACAACTGGGGAGGCTCCACGCATCCTGCCGTCACCGACAAGATGCGACGCTTCGCGTGGGCGATGTTCTACAAGGAGGCCGGCATCAAACGGGCCAAATCGGGCAAAACAAAGAAAAAGAAAATGGCGGCTGCTGCCGAAAATCCGAGAGCAAGCCGATGGAAGGCGCTTGCACTCACCAAAAAGACAAAACTCAATATCCGCATACCGCAGCGACAGTTCATCGGCGACAGCCGTGAACTATCGGATAAGGTGCAACAGAAAATTACAACCGAAATTCATAACATCTTAAACGCGTAAATCACTATGGACGAACTTTTTTCACTTTTCATTCAGCGCATCTCTGAACGGATGCCTGAACTCACTCTCGTCGATGAGGACTACGGACAACTCGAAGCTGGACTCGAAGAGGAAACTTATCCCGTCACGTTCCCTTGTGTCCTCATCGGCAATCTCGAAGCCGATTGGGAAAATCTTACAGGGGGTGGGCAGCGGGGCACGGTATTTTTCTCCGTCCGTCTCGCGGTCGATTGCTACGACGATACGCACTACGGATCGGGCACGGAGTCAAAGGTCGCCGAGCGTTTGCTAATGGCAAACCGTGTCTATGCTGCTCTCCAGGGCTTCCGGCCGAACAATTCTATGACGGCGCTCGTGCGCACCAAGTCGCGTTTCTATTCGCTCCCAGCTGGCGTCAAGGCCTATGAGTACACGTTCTCGTTCCGTATCCACGACGACTCGGCGCGGGAGCTACAGCGTGGGGAATAGTTCCAGCTGCTTCGCCGTCAGTCTCGGCACCTTCACCTTCGGCAGGGGCTTCACGTCCACCGCGCCACCCTCCCTGCACTTGCGTCTGATGATGCTCATGATGCGCTCTTCCGAAATAAAGAACTCGCGTTCTGAAAGAAGCTTTAGGGCATCATCAAAACGTAGGCGCTGCACCTCCGTCCAGTAATAGTAACGGCGGTACAGAGCCTCGTCCCTCAGCTTTATCAGCTCTTTATTCCTTCCTTTTTTCATAGTTTGCAAAAATAAACTTTTTCCCTTAAACCGCAATCAAAAAGCCACCTAAATCACTCATATTTAGGTGGCTTTCTTCAATTCATGCCCTCCCGTTACGCAGAAAGGCTAAAAAAGGCTTGGCGAGGCTTATGCCACACGGCTCACAACCTGCAGAAGCTCGGCTCTATGCGGCTCCACACACCGTTCTCCGGATTGCGCTTGGAGAAGTAGTAGTTCGTAGCCGTGGCCTGCACCACATTGGCTTCCTTGAACAGACGCATTATTTCTGCATACTCCTCGTCAAAGCGGTCCTCCAGCTCATAAAGCTTGGAGATGCTCTTGTAGTCCAGGTCGCCCGTCTTGTTGCGTTCCAGAAGCGTCATCGCCATCTGGTACATCGGGTCCTCCACGCCCTTCTCGCTCGCCTCCATGTAGCGTTTCAGGTAGTCCACAAGGCGCTCGGCCGCAAGGTCTGCACGCTCGTCAAAACCCTTCACCTTGTTAAACTTCACCTCAAGCTTGAAGTCCCCGTCAGTGATCGTGTAGCTCTGCTGGCTCTCGTTCTTCACAGCGCCATACTCGCGCATGATTTTCGTGAAAGCTGTCACCTCGTCGTCAAGCCATTTCTTGAAGCCCGAAACCTCACTCTCCAAGTTCTCCACTCTGCCCAGCACGTCATGCATAAACTGCCCACGCAGCGCCTCGTAGCTCTCGCGCTTCGCCATGCGGTCGTTCTTAGCCTCGGTCTGCAGCCGTGCTAACAGTTCGGCACGCTGCTCCTTTGTCATACCCTTCAAGGGGTCCACTGTCTCGTTCTTTGTTTCCATTGTCTTTTCTTTTTATGGGTTCATTACTCGTTTTCTTTCTTCTTGCGGTTCATGGCACGCAGTTTCGTGTTCAGGTCTGACAGTTCCACGCTGTCCAGGAAGCGGAAAGCCTTGCCCGCTATCCGTTTGTCCTCGCAGAAGCGGTCTACGGCTTTCCAGTCTGCCGTGTTCACACCCCACAGCTGCATCTGGTGCAGCACGCCGCTACGCGCCTTGCGCTTCGCCTTCAGCAGAGCGGCACGCCGTTCGTCGTAGCCCGCCACACGCTCCATTTCCTTGCACATAAGCTCATACTCCGTCTGGGTCATCTGCCGTAGGTGCTCGGTTCTCTCGTTGGTAAACTGCCGCACCAAGGTCTCCTTGTCTGCGCCGGGAAGCAGCTTCAGCAGCTTGTAGAACTTCCCGTAGTTATCGACGTGGTTCATGCTCTGCCTCCTTTTCTTTCCATTTCAGCCACGCCTCTCTCGCCACGTCAAGTGTCGTCGGCACATCCCAGGTCAGCCCGTCGGCTGGCAGTATAGGCACGTTGTTGAAACACACGTACACCTCACCGCTGAACTCGCGAGCCTGAACTATCGCTTCGCTCTCTCTCACTAAGGCAGCAGCCTTCTGGGCAGCCTTTCTTTCTCTATGGGCCTTGCGCTTTGCGCTAAGCCACATTTTAATGTTTGTCAGTATTTCCATTTTCATTGATGTTTATTGGATTTACAGTTGCTTTATCTCCAAAAAATGCAAAGTCTATATCTGCAAGCAGTGTCGTTTCAAACCTAAAAGACAATTTGCAAGCCGATGCTGGAAGACCGACTTCCTGCATCTTTTCCTCAAACTTCTTGCGGTACGTCTCTTTTATTTTATCCTCTATGCCTTTCCGCTTCTTGTCAAGAACAATGCCGAAGCGTAAAGTCCTGCGCGAACCATAGACATTCGTTGTTACGGTCAATATCCCAATATATATCATTTCTTTTCCGTTTTACTTGGTTTCCACTTGATGGTCACTTCGGCGTCCATCTTGCCGCTGCCCTCACATACGGGGCAGATTTTCCATTCGCTGTCGTTCGGGCTGTTCCGGTCGCCTAAAAAACCGCCCTGACCATGACAGTATTCGCAAGTATATCCTCGGCTCTCAATCCGTTCTTCCTTGCTGCCGTAAACTGGTGGCGTCAGCCATATCATTCGATGCTTACTGCTCATTGTTTCTCGCGTTTATATGTTACTTTCTCATAAGTGTACCACTGGATAATCCGTGCCGCAAACATCAGGTCGGTAGTTTCCAGCACCACACAACCTTTGTTCTTCTGGCTGCGGTGTGCCGTCAGGTCACATTGCCAGTTACCCTCCAGCCATTCGTTCATCACGCTCTCCGCCTGGATCTTCTTCAGCAGGATATATATCGTGTCACCCTGCCGGTAGTCATTCATGTCCTTACTCATTGCTTCTTGTCGTTATTGGTCCAATATTCTTCAGCTCGCTCCGCCCAGATGGTGTAGTAGCCCTTGTCCCCGAAATATCGCCCCTTCGATATGGCTCTATATCCCTCCACCCATATCTTCAGCGAGGCATCAAACATCACGCTCGACGCTGTACGCCCCTTCGGGCGTGTGCCCTCGGCCTGGCTGATGATGACGAGCAGCTTGTTCGGATGCCGGGCCTTGAAAGCCCGATAGTCCTCAAAGCTCATGCCCGTATATTGGTAGGAGTCTATCACCACCGTGTTGGGGCTTTTCCTTTTAGACAGTCGCTTGTCAAGATCCTCCATGCTCTCGGCATCCAGCAGCACCATTCGGCGTGCCACGTCCTGCATCCCGGCTCGTATAAAGGCGTTCTTCATCGTCAGGCTCGAACCTTCCTCCAGACTGTCATAAGCCACTCTCCCGAATCGGCATAGTTCCTTGCACAGCTTCAGCACGAAACTCGTCTTGCCGCTTCCGCTTCGACCCCACACGAACCACACACCGTTCCGCTCAGGCTCGCCGAAAGCCTCGCGCCACTCGTCGCTCAGTTTGTAGGTCTGCTTCTTCATCGAAAGCAGCTCGCTCACGCTTATCGCTCTTTTCATATCGTTTGAACATTATTTGAACACCATTCAAGCGTCCATCTGCTTCACTCTGTGTACACCTTTCTTCACCCTCCGCAGGTCGAAGTCATACTGCTCAGCGTCCTTCACCACCTCAGCTATCTTCTTGCGGTCGGTCAGTCCGTTCGCCACGCAGATCGCATAAACGTCGTTCGGACTTGTCTGCTCCAGCTCGAAGAACTTGCGTCCTATCCTGGAGTGTATCTCGTTATAGCCTTTCTTGTCATAACGCAGTCCCATCTTCATCCTGCGCTTGATATAAGAGGTCGAGAAAAACACGATGCCGCATTTGTCCTCAAGCCTGTTATACAGGTCTATGAAGTAGTGGAACACCCTTTCCGTCAGCTTGTCTGCTTCATCGAACAGCAGCACCGGGTTCTCCGTCTGTATCAGCGCGCCGATGATCGCGTCAAGCATGTCTCTTATCGTCATGCCGTCAGTCCTCAAACCTATCTTCTTCGCAATGTCGCGGATAAAGTCGCTGCGCTTCATATCTTCCGAGCACAGAACGTAGTAGGCTCCGCTGTGCTCACGCTCGTAAAGCTTCGCTGCCGTGGTCTTGCCGCATCCGGCTTCGCCCACCACCCAGGTCACGTTCTTCCATTCCTGGGCGTCAGTCATCGCATAGGCCATCTCCTTTGCTGCCGTGGTCTCCACCATCTGCCAGGCACCAGGAGTGGCGGTTCCCACCTGCGAGGCTATCTTTCGCCACATGTCGTCGCTGATGTTCTCCCACTTGCCGCTCAGCACCGAGCTTACCGTGCCCGCACTCGTACCGTCCAGACTGGCTGCTGCCTTGTTTTGGCTCGGATATTTCATCACATAGAGGCGCAGAGCCTCGCGTATCTGTTCTTTCTGTTTCTCGTTCATATCGTTTGTTTTTGTTGATTCTACAGTTTTGATGCAATCTTCTTCTCCATCGGAAGCGGTATTCTCGGCGTGTCGCCATCATCACCGCCCTCCATCACGTCCAGCCAGTCGTCAAGGCTCAGCGATTTCGTGTGTCTACCCAGCTGGTACTGCTCAGGAGGCTGTGAGTAACGCTCCATGCGGTGGTCTATCTGCCGCTGCACGGCTGCCGTCGTGCCCTTCAGCTTCGGACTGTGCAGACCCTGCTGCTCCGCGTCCGTGCCATGCTCGGCGGCTATCGTCCGGCCGGCCACCGTCCGCTCTATGCGGTCCTGAAGGTTGGCTTCCTGCTCCTGGCGGATGAACTTCGCATCGTCCGTCCCCTGCTGGTCTTGCAGGGCGCGGTGTATCAGTATGTAGGGTTCTGCCGTCCGCTCAAAGCGCAGCGAGCCGTCTGTACCTTTTGTATAGAGTCTGATGCTTGCAAAGTCGTAAGGGTCGTAAGCCACGATGAAACGCTCGTAGGTGTGCTTCCTTCGCCACTCGTGGTCGGGTACGCCGGGCGATGAGCATACTTCATACTGCCGCTTCTCGCCTTTGATCGTCACCTGCAGGCCCTGGTCCGTGAACGTAGCCATGCGTTTCGTGAACACCCAGAACATGTCCACCATGTCGTGCAGCGTCACTTCCTGGGTTTCCTCGTTCACGCTCTTCTCATACATGTCTATCCTGCGCTCGCCGGTGGCAGGGTGCACACCCTCGTTCCATTCCTTCCGGGCTGCGGCATAGGCATCTTTCAGCTCCTCCAGAGTGTACAGGCTGTCCTTGTTGGCTTCGATAAACTCAACGTTCGGGCGGCTCAACGCCTTCTTCGCCGTCACGTTCTGACCCGTGAAGCGCCAGTCCTTGTGCAGCAC